ATGCACGACCGCATTTTTTAACCAATTGAATTTTATACATATTTTATGCAAGGACAAAAAGTACCTGTAGCGGTAAAAAAGCTACGCGGCAACCCAGGCAAGCGCAGAAAAGACATCGACAACAAGCCTGCGTTTCAAGAGGGTGAGTTCAACCTATTCTGCCCAACCGATCTGAAACAAGCCGGTATCGATAAGTGGAACGAACTAGCACCTATGTTGAACAATGCAGGCGTTTTGAGCCAGGGCGATAGAGACATGTTGGCCCAGTTCTGCCGGTATTGGGAGATTTGCGCAGAATGCTGGGAAGATCAAAGGCGGTTCGGGTCTACTAAAGATATGGGCAAGGGTGTTTTAGCACAAGCACCGTGGACTAAGACACTGATACAGCTCGCACCGATTATTGAGCGCTTCCTGGTTCACTTTGGGATGTCGCCAACGGCTAGAGCTAAGGTAACTGTTATGGAAAAAGATAAAAAAGCAGATCCTACAGAGCGCTTTTTCAATTAATGCACTTCGTTACACAATACGCAAAAGACGTTATTGCAAAGCGCATTATAGCGGGGCCTCATGTACGTGCTTCATGTCGTCGGCATATTAAAGACTTGAAAGACGGCAAGAGCCTAGGCATTTATTTTGATGAAAAGGCAGCTAATCGGATTATAGAGTTCTCTCAAGAAATATGCTGCCTAAACGGCGGGGACTTTGAGGGAATACCTTTTGATCCTCTTCCGTGGCAAAAATTTATTCTAGGTAGTTTGTTCGGATGGAAGAAGGCAGACGGAACACGACGATTTAGAATTTCATTTATTGAGACTTCAAAAGGCTCTGGGAAATCTCCACTTGCCGCACTTGTCGGCATTTACTGCTTAGTTGCCGATAACGAACCTAGGGCGGAAGTTTACGCGGCTGCAACCCATAAAGATCAAGCCATGGTGTTATTCCGTGACGCCGTCGCTATGCGTAACCTATCCCCCTATCTAAAACAGCGGCTTGTCACATCCGGCACAGGACAAGGAGTTTGGAACTTAGCTTTTTTAGAGAAATCAGCATTTTTTAGGCCGATAGCTTCTGATTCTGCACAGTCAGGACCAAGGCCGCACTGTGTATTGCTCGACGAAATACACGAGCATAAAAACGGTAACCTTATCGAGATGATGCGAGCCGGTACTAAGGGTAGACGGCAAGCGCTTATATTCATGATCACGAATAGTGGATTTGATAAGCAATCGGTGTGCTGGCATTATCATGAGTATGCAACTAAGGTAGCCAGCGGCGTTCTTGAAGATGACGCTTTTTTTAGTTACGTTTGCGCTGTTGATAAGGGGGACGAGCCATTTGAGGACGAGGAGTGCTGGTATAAAACCAATCCAAGTCTCGGTGTTACAATCAAACACGAATATATCAGAGAGCAGGTCACTCAAGCCAAGGGCATGCCGTCTAAAGAGTCGGTTGTTAGGCGGTTGAACTTCTCCCAATGGGTTGGTGCTTCAAATCCTTGGTTATCATTCGATATCTGGATGGGCGCAAAATCCTATATTGACGAATCAGAACTCATTGGACGTCGGTGTTTTGGTGGCCTTGACTTGTCATCTGTCCATGATTTAACCGCTCTTGTATTAGCTTTTGAACCGACTAAAGATGATCCGCACTGGCGTTTACTGCCCTTCTTCTGGCTTCCAGAGGACGGGCTATACCAGAAAGGTCTTAGGGACGGAGTAGACTATTTATCATGGGTTAAAGATGGTCATCTCGAAGTAACACCAGGCAAAGCAATCGACAAGTCATTTGTTTGTTCTAGATTGGCTGAAATTTCATCGAAATATAATCTAGCGATCTTGGGATATGATCGTTGGCGTATCGACGACCTGAGACAGCACTTGCAAGCCGAAGGAATCAACATTAATTTACAAGATTTTGGCCAAGGATTTAAAGATATGGCTCCCGCTGTTGATGAATTTGAGCGTAGATTAATTGGCGGGCAAATGACGCACAACGGCAACCCGTGTTTAACGTGGTGCGCTGCAAACGCTGTCATAGTCTCTGACCCAGCTAACAACAGAAAGCCAGCAAAAGACAAAAGCACAGGACGTATTGACGGCATTGTTGCAGCGGTCATGGCTATTGGAAAATCTTTAAATCAGCAAGAAGAAGTAAAGAGCGAGATAATATTTTTGTAACGCAATAAAAATTATGATATATAATTGAATTCATGAGCCTATTTAACCGCGCGCCTAAAAAAAGCCGTTACGATTTTGAGATCGAGAATGCCTTGCCTGCGCTAAAAAATAGCGGTTCTATTGCTTCTTCCGAATTTGTAGATTGGTTTACATCAGGATTCCAGAGCGCTGGCCAGTTCATAACTGAACTAACCGCAATGCAGGTAAGCAGTGTTTATGCGTGCGTTAGCCTGATCGGTGGTGCAATAGCGTCATTGCCGTTGCCAGTCTATGAACGAACAGCGGAATCAAGAAACAAGGTTCAAAACAATATCTATTGGCTCCTCAATGAACAGCCTTGCGAGTATTACAGCGCGGCTATATTCTGGGAGTCCATGTTGTCGGCATTGCTGTTGCATGGTGACGCCTTCGCAGAGATTAAGCGCAAATCCAATAAAGTCTTTGATATCAAAAGCATAGAATGGATTAATCCTCGCTTTGTTACGGTTGTTAGAGATAGTGAAGGTAATTTACTTTACAAAATAAACGACACATCACGTTCAAAATCTGTTTATACAATTCCGGCATCTGACATGATCCATGTTCCAGGTCCTGGATTTAATGGTCTACATGGGATGTCTCAAATCAAGTGGGTATTGCGCCACGCAGCCTCTATTTCATTGGCTGCCGATAAGTACAGTGCTGCTTTTTTTGAGAACGGAGCGCGCCCTGACTTCGCTATAGAGGTGCAAGGAAATCCAAATCCAGAACAGCAAGACATGATGCGAAATTCGTGGTCTGACCGCTATCAAGGTGTTGAAAAATCACACAAGCCGGTATTATTAACCGGCGGCGCGAAGGTTCACGAGCTTACGATGTCGGCAGAGGATAGTCAGCTTTTAGCAACACGACAATTTCAGGTTGAGGATATAGCGCGTATATTTGGTGTTCCGTCTCACATGATTGGCAGTTCAAGCGCAACGGCATGGGGGACTGGTATCGAGCAAATGAGTATCGCATTTGTTAAATATACTCTGGCAAGGCATCTGACAAAAATTGAACAAGAGCTTAATCGTAAATTATGGCCTGTTCAGACAAAATATTTTGTCGAGTTCCAGACAGCAGGGCTTGAGCGCGGTGACTATAAAACACGAAATGAGGGCTATAGGGTTGGCCTAGGCAGAGCGGGTGAGCCTGGATGGATGACAGTTAACGAAATACGCAAGATAGAAAATATGCCGCCGATCGATGGCGGGGACGTTTTGAACGATGGTTTGCGCAAAAGCGAATCGATACCGGCAGGTACTGACAATGCACCAACTACAGCAACTTCTAGCACTTAATAAGGGCAAAGGCTCTTTTTATGTGGAGAACAAAAACGAAACTGACGCTACTATTTATTTATACGATGCCATTGTTTCTGATTCATTTTTCGGCGGTGTTAGTGCGATTGATTTCGTTAAAGAACTCAATGCGTTAACTCAGCCTATTATCCATTTGAGAATAAACAGCCCAGGCGGTGATGTATTCGCAGCTCGGGCAATGTCTCAAGCGATTAAAGAACATCCCAGTAAGATTATTGCCCATGTTGATGGTGTGGCTGCCAGTGCAGCGACATTTCCAGTTATTGCGGCTGATGAGTCAGTAATCAGCAATGGCGGTATGTTTATGATTCATAATGCTTGGACATTCGGCGCTGGAAATGCAAGTGATTTTCTTGAATTAGCGGACTTGTTAGAAAAAACAGACCAGTCCATTTTGAACGACTACGTTGCAAAAACGAACAAACCGTCTGATGAAATCAAGGCTATGATGGATGCTGAAACGTATTTATACGGTCAAGAGGCTGTTGATGCTGGGTTTATCGGAGCAATTGCTGAGGCAACTGTAAAGAATACGATAAAATGGGATTTATCCGCTTATCTTCACGCGCCCATTATTGAAGATAAACAGACAGAGCCTGAACCCGAACCAGAAAAAATTGAAGAATTTGATTTTAGTGATCTATATAGGTCATTGAATTTAAAAAGAATTGCAGTTTAGCGCGGGCTAATTGTAATAAACGAGTCGTGACGGCTCCATTTTCCCTAATAGAAGGAAACTCACTATGAAACAATTGACTGAACTACGCGCTAAACGCTCGACTATAGCGCAAGACTTAAAATCAATGCTGGATACTAGCGCTGCAGAAGGCAAGCGCTGGGAGCCTAGTAACCAGGAACAATATGACGCTAAGATGGCTGAAATCGATGCTATCGATGGTCAAATTAACAATATCCAAAATTATCTGGATAAGTTCTCGTTGGAAAACAATGAGAACAAATTGATCGAATCCGTACAATCCAGCCATTCTCCGCATAAGCATCTTTATGCTAAGTGGCTTAAGGGCGGTGATCAAGCTTTAAACGCTCAAGAATGGCAGACCATTAACAACACATTATCAGTAGGAACAGGCTCACAAGGTGGATTTTCTGTTCAATCCGAAGTTGCAAAAACGCTGATTGATTCATTGAAAGCCTATGGTGGTATGCGTTCAGTTGCAACAATTATCGCTACTGAGATGGGCAATCCTTTATCATTCCCAACATCAGACGGTACTGCTGAGGTTGGTGAAATTATCGCTGAAAACGTAACTGCAACAGCAGCTGATCCAACGTTCGGAACTGTTGCGTTAACGCCTTACAAATTCTCATCAAAAATCGTAGCGGTTCCATTTGAGTTGTTGCAAGATTCTCAAATTGATATCGAGGCATTTGTAAATAGCCGACTGGTTACTCGTTTAGGTCGCATTACTAACCAAATGTTTACAACTGGTACGGGGACAGCGCAGCCTACTGGTGTTGTCACTGGCGCTACTTCTGGTAAAGTTGGCACAACCGGACAAACGTTAACCGTAATTTTTGATGATTTGGTTGATTTGCTGCATTCAGTTGATCCAGCTTACAGAATGAATGATGCATCACGTGGTGATGTCGGGTTTATGATGGCTGATTCTTCATTAAAGGTTGTTCGTAAATTGAAAGACACTGCTGGAAGACCTGTGTTTATTCCTGGTTATGATGGACTTGGTGTTGCGATGCCTGATTCAATTTTGGGATATCCAGTCACTATTAACCAAGATGTTGCGGTGATGGCAGCTAATGCTAAATCCATCGTATTCGGTGATTTCAGCAAGTACATTATTCGTGATGTAATGTCAGCGACCATGTTCAGATTCACTGATTCCGCTTATGCTAAGCTTGGTCAAGTTGGGTTCTTGATGTGGATGCGTTCAGGCGGTAACTTGACTGATACAGCGGCTGTAAAATATTACCAAAATTCAGCGACTTAATATTTCTCCAGTAGCCAAGGATGGCTTTTTTTGAGGTTTGTATGGCTGAAAAAATAGTAAAAAAAATAAGCGTGTTAATTCTTTTGGATTTTCAACAATATAAATGCGGTCAAGTTGTTGAACTTGATCCTGAATATGCAAAAAATCTTATTGATGTTGGTGCTGCTGATGATTCTGAGTCTGCGGTAAAAAACGCTAAATGATTAATAAATTAAAAATAGCCCCTACTGTTGAGCCTGTTACATTAGCAGAGGCTAGGGCGTTTCATGGTATATCAGCTAATGATGATAATTCACGCGACATGGTTATTATGTCTCGAATTAAATCAGCGCGAATAGCCTGTGAAGAATTGACCAGCAGAAAATTTATCACTCAAACATGGCTGGCGTATAGTGATTCATTTATTGATAGGATGAATTTATTCGGCGATTTGCAAAGCGTTACAAGCGTTAAGTATTATGATGTCAATGGAGCATTGCAAACACTTGATACTTCAATCTATTACGTTGATAATATTAACAATTCTGTATCATTAGCGCCAAACAAGGCGTGGCCTGATACATTAATGAATCCGAATAGTGTCATTATAGAATATGTTTGTGGCTATGGGATGGCGATTGATGTTCCAGAGCCGATAAAGGAAGCGATTAAAATCATAGTGTCGCAATGGGAAGGTTATCAGTCTTCAATTGAAGGTGCTAGATTAAGTACGCTACCCTATGCGGCTACACAGCTACTAGGGTTTTATACGGATTATCGGGACTATTTTTAATGCACATTCGACGCGCGATATTAGAGAATGTCAGAGCGCAGTTAAAAGTTATCCCAAATTACGGAGGCGTCTGGATTCAGCGATTTGCGCCAAACAGAAATGCGTTTCCTGCTATTACGTTATTTGCTGAGAATGAAACAGTTGATACACTGACTATTCATAACTTGCCAAGGGCGCAAGAACGGACATTAACATTGATTGTTAATTGCTGGATAAAAGGCACTCCGGACGGTGAGAAAATAGAAAGTGATTTTGACAACGCGGCGCTTGATATTGAATCTACACTGATATTACCAACGCAAGCTATTGATTTTTATTTACTTTCGACTGATTTTCAATTTGTTGAAGATGATGCAGAAATAAATGCAGTAACTTTAACTTATAAGATAGTATACGAAACAACAGAATTTAATCCTTTGATTTAATTAGTTTTTAACACGCCGTGAGGCGTTATTTTCCCATAGCAGGAGTCTATCATGGCAACAGTAAGAAAAATGAGTAACGTAGCGGTTGCTATGCAATCAGCAATAGCAACAGCAGTTACTATCACAGCAATTACAGTCGCAGCGCCTGGCGTTGTTACAGCAACGAATACTTATACCAATGGCGATTATGTATTGCTAACCGTCAATGGTATGTATCAATTAAACGGTCGAGTATTTAGGCTTGTTAACGTGACAGGAACAACATTTCAATTGGAAGATGTATCGGGTGGTACTGGCTTATCAACAGTTGGCTTCAATGCGTTTACATCTGGAACAGCACAAAAAATTACGTTCGGAACAACGATTACGACCGCAGCGAGCATGACTGCATCAGGTGGCGACTTCGCTTATCTCGATACAACCACTATTCACACTAATCAGAAGTCACAGATACCAGGTGCAGCCAATCCTATTTCATTTGAGATGGAACATTTATGGGACATTACCGACGCTGGGCAAACAGCTATGAAAACTGCTTCTGACTTGCAGTCACAGTTGGCGATCCGGTTAACGTATGGTACAGGCGGACCTATCCAGGTGTTTACTGGTTATATTGGTTATACTGGATCACCGACCGGAGCTGCACAGGATATTTTGAAATCTAAGGCGACAATAACGGCTTTTGGTTCTCCAACGTACTACAGCGCGTAACTTATGAGTCTAATCGAAAAAATCAGAGCTACACGAATCAGTCCGGTAACGGTTGGTAAATATACATTTACTATCCGTCGACCGACTGACATCGAGAGGATAACCCTAGCTGGAACTACGCATATTGACATTCTAAAAAAGTTTGTTGTGGGATGGGCTGGCGTTCAAGAAATCGATTTGGTACCAGGTGGTACAGATATAACCGTACCGTTTGATTCTGAATTGTTTGTCGAATGGGTATCTGATCAGCCGGGAATGTGGGCTCCAATTATCGATGGCGTTTTAGATGCAATGCGGCTACATGACGAGAGGCGGCTAGAAACTGAAAAAAAGCCAGACGCTGGCTAGAATTGCTATCATTGCCGGTTCCGTCACCTGAACCGCACAGTGATTTAAGGATAGCTATAGCGGCTTGGAATTTAATGGGCGGAGAGATTAACTGGAATGCTCTGCCATATGTTTGTGAACTCTATGGTATCAATGACATAGAGTTATTTTTAATCAATTTAACAACTATACGAGATCACGGCAATGGCGGGTAAATCAGATACTTTCGAAAATGACATTCTTAAACTCATCTACAATGCGACGGCGATCGCCAACATTGCAGACAACGCGGCTACAGCGCCGTTAACTAACCTTTTTGTTGCTTTGCATACAGCCGATCCGACGGATGCAGGCACGCAGGCAAGCAGTGAAATATCTTATACGGGCTATGCTCGCGTTTCAGTTGCTAGAACATCAGGCGGCTGGACTGTAACAGGTAACAGCGTTTCACCCGCTGCAACGATATCTTTCGGGGCAATGACTGCAGGCACAGGCGGTACAGCATCATTTGCCAGTGTTGGCGTAGCGTCATCAGGCGCTACAAAAATTCTTCATTACGGCGCGTTGAGTCCGACAATTTCCGTAACCACTGGTGTAACTCCACAGATCACAACCGCATCAACTATTACTGAGGATTGATCATGGCCGCATTAACAAGAGCACAAATACTCGTTTTACGAGCATTGGTTACAGGCGATCCTACAATAAACGGCCAAATCGGTGTAGCCGATCAGCCAATTTTGGATTATTTCAACGCAAATACGACATTTCAAGTATGGCGTACTACGACTCCAGTCAGCGAAATTCAAGATGCTATAATATGGGCGAATTTTACACCCTCCAACCCTGGTGCAGGTGCCGGTCAGGACTTTGCTAATTGGGCGCTGGCGTGTCAAGGCAAGCAATTTAACTTGCAAAACTTATTGCAAGCGGGGTCTGTTTTTGGTGGTGGTGTATCGACAAATAGGGCGAATATTCGAGCGGGGTTACAAGACGCTTGCACGCAAATACCCAGTGGTACGAACGGGAATTTGAAATCAGGTGGCTGGACAGCAATCCAATTGATTATCCAACGGCCTGCGACGAAGGCGGAACAGGCCCTTGCGACTGGAACTGGAACCGCAGTGGCTCCAGGTGATTTAGGATGGGATGGACAAATCACAGGAAATGATCTTTATTTCATACTTGGAAGAGATGGTAATTAATCATGGCTATTAACCCTACAGTCGGAACAAGAACCAGTGTCACGGTCACGGGGTTAAGCACGCTGGCTAATATAACCTACGTGGCCGGAACTGCCGTCACTCACAATACAAATAAACCAGTCGATCATGTCTACGAAGTGAACGTAGCCACGACTAACACCGTGGCTGGTAATAAACAAGCTAAGGTGTTTATTCAGGCGTCATTGGACGGCACTAATTTTACATCGGGTCCAACGTCGGGAACGACGACAACTGATGAGCCGGACTTGATTTTCTTAGGTGTGGTTCCAATGAATACCTCATCGACAACGCATACCGCTATGTTTTCGATTGGCCAGAAGCTCGGATTTATTCCCCATACGTCGAAAATCGTCATATTCAATGATTGCGGCGTAGCCCTGACATCAGGCACCGTATTCTATTCTGAGATCAGTATACCTTAATGACAAATTCGGTTATTAAATGGGGTAGGAGCAGTCAGCCGGTTTCTGGAACTGTAAATTATTATAACCCCATAACGCGTAATCTTGTATTTCTAACAAATGGGTTTAGCGATACAAATCTTGTAAATAATTCGTTACCTACTTCAAAAACAGGTGTATATACAAAGAAACACTTATTTTATAGTGGCATAAACAATAATGGTTCTGCTGTTTACAATGATTATGTAGTAGGAACATTAGGGCCTTCATTTACACTGTTATCGTTTCAAGTTTGCGCGTCAGGTTCTTATCAAGAGCTTTTAGACAGTGATGATACTGGGGCAAATAGAAATTTTCAATTTAGAATAAACCCATCTAATCAAATTGAACTTATCGGTTTTTCTGGAACTACGGCAACGACTGCCACAACATCTGCACTGACGCCCACAGCGCCATTTTTGGCGATAGGGGTTTTTAATGGAACAGCGCTTAGTCTATATACCGATAAAACAGTAAAAGCTACTGCGACACAAGGCGGGAATCAAAATTCATCAGCGTTCGGATTTAGGGTTGGATATAATAAAGCAAATGTATTCCCGATCAATGGCACTATATTTTTACAAGCTGTATGGAATAGGGCATTAACGGATAATGAAGTTCGGTCATTATCTGCGAATCCTTGGCAACTATTCGCCCCTGACTACAGAAACAGCTATATTTACTCACCATTTGCAGCATCTTCAACCGTAGCATTATCAGCATCTGGCGTTGGAGTTGCAAGTTTTACAGGGCAATCGCTATTTAACTCAACGCTGTCTAGCGCTGGTGCTGGATTAGCCACGCTAACAGGAAGTTCAATATTTAATTCAACCCTATCAAGCACAGGTGTTGGTTTAGGAAGCTTTGTCGGTTCAAGTTCAAGTGTTGGCAATGCAACATTAACCGCTAGTGGCGCTGGTGTCGGGGCATTTGCAGGCGCTGCGCTATCCACATCTACGCTATCTGGTTCAGGTATTGGCGTAGGATCATTCATTGGTGCGTCGATTAGCACATCAACGCTATCATCTAGCGGACTTGGTTTTGCTTCATTAGACGGTAAATCATTATTTAATTCAACGTTAACTGCTGCAGGATTAGCTTCTGGTAACTTCGTAGGAGCAAGCTCAAGCGCTGGCAGTGCCGTATTATCAGCGGCTGGTATCGGATTAGGGTCGTTCACAGGTCAGTCATTAGCAGCATCAACGCTATCTGGAACTGGGGTAGGCTTAGCAACATTAACCGGAGCGTCATTATCAAATAGTACGCTATCATCGGCTGGTATCGGTTTAGCATCTTTTGTCAGCCCGACATCATCCAATTCATTTTCATCAAGCGGCTTAGCGACGGTTAATTTTACTGGATCGGCACTTGCTAATTCTGCGTTAAGCGCAACGGGATCATCAATAGCAAGTTTCGGTACGCCATTTACTGCTATAATAGCTTCAAAAAATTACACGGTTTATAGTAAGGGCCGCGACTATCGAATAGAGAGATAATAACATGTCACAGCTAGTTAGTTTTTTAGATTCAAAAACACCAAGTGAGATAGTCGCTGTTTCATTAGAGTTTAATAAAGTGTTAACGACCATTGACACGATAGACAGCGTGACTATTTCTGTAGTGTCTGGCACTGATGCAAACGTCAGCACTATGTTATTAAACTCACCTGTTAAAGTCGGCACTATCGTCACTCAGCTAATAAGAAATGGTGTTGATGGCAATATGTATCTGATTACAGGTAATGTGACGAGTGGTAATGAAAAATATTCACTAGCCGGATATCTTCCCATTGTTTCTTATAAATGACCGACATCACAATAACAGGGACAGCCGATGTAATACGGAGATTAAATGCTTATAGCTTGCAGCTTGGCGATCTTGTTATTAAAAACGCACTTAGCAAAGGTGCGCTATTATTACGCAACAAGTTAAAACAAGCAGCCCCTGTATCCAGACATCCGTCTGCACAATTCCCAGCAGGAAGACTAAAAAACAGTTTATTTTTCAAACTATCGCATTTAAACAAAAGGAATGTGAACGGTTCAATCGGTTATTACATCAGACCAAGAGCTAAGAGCGGAGCCGGTAAGCGGTACGGCAATCAGAAAAATGCCTATTACGCTCAATTCGTTGAGGAAGGTTACGAAGCTAAGGGAAAGGTCCTAAGAAGAACAGTTGAGGTTGGCCAGATAATAGGATATAAGCGCCTGTCAAATGGCACGTTAAAACCTATTAGAGCAAGGTCAAGGCGAGTAGTAATATCAAGGGCGGATGCTAGATTTAGCTCAAATGGTAATCGATCAGGGCGTAAGAGCCAGCGAACCGGCAAGCATATTCCAGGGACACACTTTATGAAAAAAACGTTTGAGTCTAATAAATCTGTTATATTACAAATCATTATGCAGTATGTAGAAGTGGCAGGCGGGCAACTAGCAAGGCGGCATGGATTATGAGCAACGGCATTAATATCGACTTAACAGCAAATTTAGCACGGTGGACATCTTCGCTTGATCGTGCGACGCAGGACCTAAACCGGTTTCAAACTAATACACAGCGTATTGCTGGAAACATTAACAGTGCATTTTCTGGGCTTGGCGCTATTATAGGCGTTGGCACATTTTCAGCGCTGATAAAAGGTAGCATCGATGCTGCTGATGCTCTAAGCAAGATGGCTGATAAAACCGGGATTGCTGTTGAGCAGCTGAACGGGCTTGATTATGCGGCCAAACTATCAGACACCAGCATTGAAACAGTTGGTCTTGCGGTCAATAAATTATCTGTATTCATAGCAAAAAATGGCGAATCAGCTAGGGCTCTCGGTATTACTTCAAAGGATAACGCAGAGGCTTTTGCTCAGTTATCGGATGCTCTAGTCGGAATAGAGGACGCACAGACGCGGGCAGCAGTTGCAACGGGAATTCTCGGTAGAGGATGGCAGGAATTAGCACCACTATTATTGCAGGGAGGAAATGCCATTAGAGAACAGGTGTCAGCAGGTCAAGAACTTAATCCTGTTACTGCTGAAATGGCTAGGCTTTCAGCAGATTTAAACGATAAGTTCACGACGCTACAGACTAAAATAGGAGGCGTTGCAACTGTGATGGCTGGCCCTATTGTTAATTCATTTACAGCGTTTATTGGCTATATTGAAGAAACAAACACGCAAATTTCTGGAGCCTCTGCGTTATTTTCTGCATTTGAATTTATTATTAAAGGAGTGGCAAAGACTGTTGCGGCAGCTGATGATATTTTTAATAGAGCAGGCTTAGGAATAGGCGCATTAGCAGCAAAACTTGGCGCTGTTGCAAGGCTTGACTTTAAGGGAGTTGGTGTTATTGACGATGCATTTAAGGACGATATTTCAAGGGCTTCAAAACGTTATGATGATTTTGTGAAAAATCTTGACAACCCAAAATCATCAGGTAGTTTAAAAAAATCAGTTAGCCAAACTTCTACAGCGGCTGTAAATTCAGTTCTTAAATTAAGTGAAGACGGCGCTGCATCAGGCAATGCAAAAAACAAATCAATATCCTCAAGGGGATCGTCTGCACGCGTCGAGGACGGATCCCGCGAACTTGAAAATCTTAATCGTCAAATAGCATTATTAGGAGTTGTTACAGAGGCTGAGCGAATTCGCTATGAAACAACACAAGGTGCATTAAAAAACATATCTTCACTTAGAAAGCAACAGCTTATAACTTCTGCTGAAGAGTTGGACTCTCAGAATGAATTCAATGATATATTAAAGCAAGGTGATGACATTGCAAAAACTCAATCAATTGCAATTAATCAGGCTACAAAAGATGCAGAGCAGTTAAAAATAGCACTATCTGATTTTACTCCTCCAGCTTCAAATGATTTTGAACAGAGATTATATAAAATAGACGATGCATTAAAATCAGGAATATTTTCAGCAAAAGAGGCAAAAATAGAATTCGATAAATTAGGAACAGCATTTAATGATGGAAAGTTTTCTGAAAACGGTGAAAAAAGCATTAGTCAGTTAAGTGTATTTGCAGAGCAGGCTGCTAAAAATATGGAATCATCTTTTGCTAACTTTTTATTTGATCCATTTAAAGATGGTGTCTCTGGATTGGCTGATAATTTTGGAACCGCAATAAGGCGCATGTCTGCTGAATATTTGTCATCAGCATTTTTTGAATTATTAACAGGTAAAAATAAAAATGGCGGTAATTTATTTGATAATTTGTCGAGTCAAATAGGTAGTTTTGGAAGTTTATTTAGCGGGTTATTTAGCGGATCAGGGTCTAGTCCATTTAATGGAACTGGACCGCAATTAAGTTTTGCAGGACAAGGAACAGGATCAGGAAGTGGTTTTGGATCGACTATAACGTCATTATTAGGTATATTGACAAGTTTCTTCCATGAAGGAGGCACTGTTGGCGCTGTTGGTGGATCAATGTCTATGGTTAGCCCTCATTTGTTTTCAGCAGCTCAACGGTTTCATTCAGGAGGAATAATAGGATCATTGAAAAGTGATGAAGTTCCAGCTATTCTACAAAAAGGTGAGATTGTTTTAAGTAAAAATCAATTGAACAAACAAAAATCACAAGGCCCAATGAATATAATTGTTAACATATCTGGCAATCAATCTGCCCCTGATGTTAGAAGATCGGCCGCACAGGGAGCCAGGGAAGGATTGAGCGCATTGAGTGGAGCGCAGCGTTATGGCTGATTTTTTAGAAGAAAGTCTTCCCATTAATTTACGCGCTGGCGTTCAGTATAATGACACATATTCTGTTGAGATAACGACAACAGCTGCAGGATATGAATACAGGCGGCTTATACATAACTTTCCACAGAGAACTTATACGTTTTTTTATACTGATGCAACTGCAACTATCTGGGACAACATCATATCGCTATATCATCGAGCGTTTGGAATGTATGCTGGGTTTAGAGCAAAAGCGCTTGACGACTATACGACTAATAATAGAACTCTTTCGCCAACTGCGGTAGATCAACAGGCTGTATTAATATCAGGAACTAATTATCAAATGCAGATTAAATATGGTACAAATGGAACAGCATTGCCCTCCATTGGTTATCCAATTAGAACTATATTTAAACCTGTTGCAGGAACATCATTAGTTGCAATAAATACTCAACAACAAACAGTCAATTTTTCAGTAGATACTACGACTGGAATTATAACGTTTACTAATAAAACAAAGACAATATCATCTATTACGCAAGCATCAAGCGCAGTCATTACAGTAGGTACGTCGCATGGTTTTTTGACAAATGATTCTGTGTATATATCTGGTGTTGCAGGTATGGTTCAAATTAATAATTTAAGAACATCAGTAATATCTACGACATCAACAACAATAACAGTTAATATTAATTCTAGCGCGTTTACTGCATATTCTTCTGGAGGTGTTGTTAATACAGCTCCTCAGGGATCAGAAGTAGTTACTTTTGGATGTCAATATGACATACCAGTTAGATTTAATAGCAAAATTGATATTCATCATTTAGTCCCTGGCGTTAGAGAAACTAGCGAAATCGAAATAATAGAGCTACTTAACCCATGAAGTCTACTGTAGCGGATTACCGATACAAAATTTATTGTATACGAATTGTCACATTATGGGGTGGTACAGTTTATTTAACTGCGCATCCTAAAAACATAACTATGGGTGGACATACCTATAAAACCGATAGTGGATATCAGTTCAGCGGTCAAATCTCTGAAGTCAACATGTCCCCTGGCGTAGTAGACCTTAATGGCATAGCAAACATTTCCGGCATAGGATACGACAAAGTCATATCCGGTGTTTTTGACAATGCCAGAGTTTATGCATTTGCAACGACATGGAAAAATCCAATTGAGGATGAAGAGCCGCTTGGTGTTGGGTTTATGGGAAAAACAACTATAGACGATAGGCGATTTACTGTTGAGGTCATGATGATGATTGACATGTTAAATCAAACATATGGACAGACATATTCACCATTATGTTTTAAAAAGTTTGGAGGTCAGGAATACGCAGGGTGCAAAATAGCATTAGGGCCAATTACAGTAACCGGAACTATAACATCTGTAACTAGTAATTCTATATTTATAGATTCTGCTAGGACAGAATCTGATGATTATTTCGGAAATGGAATAATATCATTTACTAGTGGTTTAAACGCTGGATTAAAACCTATTGAAATAAAAGACTATTTATCTAATGGCACAATAACAACTCATGAGAGTTTTTATTATAACGTTGCTATTGGTGACACGTATACAATGATACCTGGATGCAGAAAAAGAAAAACTGATTGCTTTACCAAATGGAATAACATCGTTAATTTCGGCGGATTCTCATTCATTCCTGTTAAGTCTACCTATGCAAGATAAGATAATAGAATATGCAAGGGAGTGTCTCGATACTCCATATTTACATCAAGGCAGGATAAAAGGAATTGGCCTTGATTGCGTTGGTATCGTTGTATATATAGCTGGAAAACTTGGATATAGCACATCAGAGGATGTCAATTATAGACAAGAGCCAAGCTCTGGGCAAATAGAAAGCGCTGCAGATAGGCAATATTATTTAGATCGTATTTATGATGATAATATGAAGCCCAGTGATATATTGATGATGAGATTTGAAAAAGACCCACAGCATGTCGCGATATTTACAGGAGAAAACATAATACATAGTTACTCAACAGTTGGTAAAGTTGTTGAGCATAGACTAGATCACAGATGGAAAAATAGAATAGTTCGAGTATATAGATTCAAGGATATTAAATGAGTGGCGGAAGTATTGGTTCTATTGTAGGAGGTATAGTTGGTGCAGTTATAGGATCAATTGTTCCTGGGGTAGGTACTGCCATAGGATTTGCATTAGGAGCAGCAATAGGAGGTGTTGCAGGAAACTTGCTTGACCCTCCAAAAACTCCAGAATTATTCGGTCCTAGACTAGAAGATTTATCTGTACAAACAAGTACTTATGGAGCGTTTATCCCTAGAAATTATGGAAAAATAGCGCAATATGGTAATATAATTTGGCTTGAAAATGATAAGATAAAAGAAGTTTCTACAACTACGGGAGGAAAGGGCGGATCTCCAGTACCTAAGCAAACTGATTATTCTTATTTTGCAACATTTGCTGTCGGATTATGCGAAGGACCTATAGCTGGAGTAATGAGAATATGGATAGGTAGTGATCTTTATTATCATGCTGGTGGAACTAGTGTAGAGGAAATAATAGCAAGTAATAAGGCACAATCAACATTTAAAGTATATCTAGGAACAGATACTCAGTTACCAGACCCGCGTATACAAGCTAATAAGGGAATAAATAATACATCTGCATATAGGGGATTAGCCTATATAGTTTTTTATGATCTTCCATTAGAGAAATATCATAACTCATTATTGGGAGCTCAAGTTAAGGTAGAGATTGTATCAAATGGAACTATAACTGGATTTACTGAATTAGCATCATATACTGTTAGCAATGCATTTGCATCTCTTGGTGTCCAGGCATCATCATTTAGATATGAAGAGCCATTTTTAAGATTCGCAAGACCAGTAAATGATACTAGATTTGGAACTGGATTATTAGATATATACGATTACAATGTTTTTACCAACGCCGTAACAGTAAATAAATTAAGTATAGATGTTAGCTTGTCAACATTTGGCATAGGGTCAGGAATGTCAATAGGTTATGATTATTTTGGCTCAAAAGATCAAAACCCTGGATTTATATTTGATCACAGTTATGAAGACCCTGTTTCTAATGTTGTAAATTTTTATTCTGTACGTAATGGTTATTATTATGCATCTTTAACAAATACTGGCGAGCTTGCTAGATACACATTAGGCTCTGGCGGTACATTTGTTCTTGTTAAGTCATTATTATATATTCCTCCGTTTACATTAAATACTACGGTTTCATCCAATTTCTTTTTTGTTGGCACATCATTATCTTATGTATATTTTGGAGTAACTAATCTTTCAGGATCAAGGATATTGCTTAAATTTAATGCAACCAATGGCGTTTTTATTTCACAAGTAAATATGAGTGTAAATTTAAGAGCTTTATCGGTTACTGACTCTGATAGATTTTATTGGCTTGAAAATGGTGCAGGATTGAGAGTAACTGATAATTTCTTTTCATCAAGTACTACTATAAGCAACACTGTTTTCATGCCAGGAGCTGGAACTGTTGGTAATAATGCTTGGAATTGCTTTGAAATAAGCACTGATTTATTAGTAATAACTTATGAAGATAATGTCAATGTATTTACAATAAAGGTTTATAGAATTGCCGGTCCTTTTTCTGAAAATACAGTTAATTTGAGCACAATAGTTCAAAATGAAGTATTAAAAAGTAATTTATTAACATCATCAGATATAGATGTGACTGAATTAATTGATATTGTAAGAGGGTATAGAGTTTCATCAAAAGGTGCTATAAGAGCTGGAATTGAGCCATTGAGAGGAGCATGGCCTTTTGATGTTATACAAGATGGATATAAAATAAAATTTAAAAAACGAGGATCAGCTCCTGTTGCGACTATATTAGCTAAAAATCTTGATTCAAGGCCAATTGGACAACAGGCGGGAATACAAATTAGCAATGTACGAGAAATGGATACTATTCTTCCAAAGCGCGTAACTATAAAATATTTGGATAATAAAAGGGAATATGATCAAAATGAACAATATGCTGAGCGCATAAATTCTGATTCAGTGAATGAAAGAACTATCGATATATCAGTTGCTTTTACTGCTGATGAGGGTGCTAAAAAAGCGCAAACTTTATTGTATTTATACTGGATGGAAAGGAATGATTATAAGCTTTCATTGCCGCCAATTTATCAAAATTTACAACCCTCCGATAATATTATAGTTAACACAGATAATGCTATTTATAATCTTAGGCTTACAACGGTTAATTACACAAGCGATCAGCGTCTTGAATGTTTAGCAAAAGCAAACGTCGCCTCGATATATTCACCAACATCTGTTGGAGACGAGGGGCTGAGTGTTGGAGCTGGATTAAAGTTGCCTGGAACATCATTAGTAAAATTATTAGATGTTCCAATGATAACGGACTCAGAAAATACAGCGGGATATCTAGCCGCAATGTCTGGATATACAACGAGCTGGACCGGAGGAGTTCTATTTAAAAGTGATGATTCAGGACAATCGTATAATACGATATCATCATTTTCAACACCAGGAGCAACAATTGGGACAGCAGGAACGCCTATTCCATCCTATATATCAACAGCAATAGATTTTTCTAGCCGATTAAGGGTTTTTTTGAAAAACGGAAGCCTTTCAAGTGTCACTCAGGATCAAATGTTTAATGGGTCGAATCTATTTGCCTATGGAATAGATGGCAGATGGGAAATAATGTCAGCACAAACATGTATTTTGCAGGGTGATGGATCTTATCTATTATCTGACTTCCTGCGCGGTCAGTTTGGAACTGAGCAATACACTGGTGCTCATGTTATTAATGACGATATTATATTGTTAGAGCCTACTAACGTCTTGTTTAATCAAATAACATCGTCTCAAATTAATGTTAGCAAAAAATACAAAGCCGTATCTAATGGGAATTATTTAAATTCAACATCAAGCGTCGATTTTACGTATAAAGGCGTTAACTTGTTGCCGTTATCTCCTGTACTAGTCACAGGGTATATTGTTTCAGGTGTTAATGATTGGGTTATTACATGGACGCGCAGAAGTAGGTTTTTTGGATGGAGAGATTTTATTGATGCTCAGTTAGGCGAAACAACAGAATCATATTCTATTGAAATATATTCAAGCAATACATTTGTTACATTAAAAAGAACATTAACATCATCAACTCAAACGGTAACTTATACTAGTGCAAACCAGATAACTGATTTTGGCAGTAATCAAACAACGATAAATATTAAAATTTATCAAATATCATCAGTTGTTGGCAGGGGTTATCCTGCAACTATTACATTAACGAGATAAAAAATGTCAGATTCAACCAGTTTATTAACGCAATTATCATCATCACAGGGTTCTAAAGAGATCACTGTTAATGAGTTATTTAACTCAACGTCCCCTGTTACCTATGGAGGGAAAAGGCAATCATCGGCGGGCCTAAGTTGGGACATATTCGGCATCAGATATAACGGAACGGCTGTCGCTAATGCCACAGTAACATTAACAGCATCAACGACTAACTATGTCGTTGCTAATAGATCGACTGGTGCATTTTCAGTATCAACAGCGACAACAAACTGGAATGACATAGGAAGGTTTGCCAGATGTTATAAAATCGTGACAGGCACAGCTACAGTTACTAGCTATGAGGATCATAGGCATGGAATAGGCGGGCTTTATGGAATACAAAGATCGTTACAAGAAATTGCATTTTCCGCATCAATAACACCTGATGCGCTAAGCGGTAAAAATGTTGTGGTTGGTACATTGACTGGCAATATAACAATCAATGCGCCTACTAATCCATACATAGGCGCAGAGATGTTATTTTCATTTACTCAAGACTCCACAGGAGCTAGAACTGTTACGTGGAATAGTGTTTTTAAAAAAGGAACAGATGGGGTAGGAACTGCAAATCAAAAAACAGCAATACAATTTTTTTATGATGGCTCTAACTGGGTTGCTTTAAGTCAACTTTCACTGTCATGGCTTTAATAGGTTTTTAAATGATATTAATATTTTACATATCAATTGCATTAATCGGAATGGTTGCTCATTGGCTGAAAAAATGGGCTAGGGGAGAGATTACAAATGGTCTGTATGACTATTGCATGACGCATAAAAAACACACCATTGGCGCTATTTGCACGATGCTTGGCTTGGTATTTCCGATTTATGCATCAAGCCCTGAGATAACCCAGTTATCATTTACGGCGGTGTTTCTGGCTGGATTCGGTGCCGATAGTGCGGCTAATAAATCAGAATGATAAAGAAGATCATTTTAGATATCCTATTTTTATTCTGCTTTTTTGCTATAATGACAGTGCTCCTAATTTTAACGGGCGTCTAAAATGTCATTAATCACGATCAACGTTTCATCGAATGAAAAATTGGATGAAATATCACAACAAATCGCATCACTTACCAATAGGATTAATATTATGTCAGTTACTCAAGATCAAATGGCCGCAGAATTACAAGCCCTGGCTGCTCAACAAGCCGTCGATTCAGCAAACCTTGCCGAAGCATTAGCCGAATTGTCTGGTTTTCCAGCTCAAGTTTCTGCTTTGCAGGCCAGTGTTGACACATTGACTGCTGAATTAGCGGCTGCTGGTGCTGGTACTATTTCACCGGCCTTGGCTGATGCTATCAATGCTGTCGTTTCAGGCATGGTTCCAGTCAGTGCAGCCTCTGCACAATTGGCAGCCATTGTTCCTAACCCTGTCGTTTAAAGTTTCGGCGCTGTCTATGACGTAAGTCGCCGATCATTTAACTGTATGATTACAATAATTGATACTGTCAGCATAATTTCGGGGAGAATTTTTTTTATTGCAGGGTCTTTGTGGTTGATATATGAATTTTCTAATGCGTTATTTGCTGATATATCCTGGCTTATATTCGCAATAAGAATGACAAAAAATAAAATCAGTATTATAGAAATTATTGAAGTACTTTTACGCAATTTTAGTAAATTCTGGCTTTATAGAACTGGAAATTCAACCTACAAGTGGGCCGGAGGCCAATGGAAAGGTATTTTTACATTTACTATATATAAACAATGATTACGAAACCCATATTAAGAGCAATTTGTTCATCCTGTCCAGATGACAAGATTGATTTGTATCTGCCGTTTATCAATGCGGCAATGACAGAGTTTCATATTGATAATTACGCAAGGCAGACGGCGTTTATCGCTCAAATAGCGCATGAAACAGGTGAGTTCAAATGGATGCGTGAGATTTGGGGGCCAACTGCACAGCAGAAAAAATATGAGCCTTTTAGCGGTTCAAAACTCGCTGAACAATTAGGAAACATAGAGCCAGGAGATGGCGAGAAATTTAAAGGTCGTGGAGCTATACAGTTAACCGGACGTTCAAACTATGCCAAGTTCGGAAAAATCCTGGGTGTCGATTTCATCATACATCCGCAACTTGCTGAATCACATGTTTTCGCGTTTCGAATTGCCGGTGCATTTTGGGAAACACACGGATTAAACGAACTGGCTGATGCTGGAGAGTTTGGCGCGATAACACGCAGGATCAATGGTGGACTAAATGGGCAACCACAGCGTTTGGCATATTGGGAAAAAGCTAAAGAGCTGATGAAATGATATCAGAATATCACAAAACAAGATCATCAATAGATTTTAACTTTATAGAAAATGTTTTTGTTAATGATGACAGAAAAGCTTTGCATGAAGCCCAGGAAAAGCACCCTAACAGCATCATAAAAATGAGAAATCATGATTTGATCAGTTCTGGTTATTTATCAGGATATGGTGGATCAATACCAGCAGATTGGGATGGAACAATTATTCAGTTATGACGCAATACGAACGCAATGTATTTTGGGGTAAAATGCTAGTGCAAGCTAGGCGTGACGAATTACGCAGAGCTGAACAGAATTTAGCGAATTACATTGAATGGTGGGAACGTTTTATTAACTATTGCCACACAGGTAAATAATATGATTATAGATAACGATGAAACTCGTCAAATGATCGACGAATTTTTTAGTCACAATTTTGATTTGAGGCTGAATGATACTGACATCGACTCTGTATTTGATTTTATGAATGAATTGCCGGTTTACGAAAAACAGCACAATTGCCCGGTAACCGGAGTAACCGATCAGGGGTTTAATTTATGAATCCAATATTAGTGGGTATTTTCCAAATTTTAGCAGGTTATGGCATAGGCGTTGAAGATGTGGCCTATTTTTTCATGCTATTAGGGTTTGCAGGGCTTATTTTAGTCATATTTTTATTAGCGACGCAGGGTTGTCATGTTCGGTGAATATGCAGCCCTGGCTAAATGGGTATTAATTATTGCTGTATTCAGTTCAATCGTTTATGCGATAGATAACAACGGATACCAGCGCGCTTCAAAACGGTATGAAACACAGTTATTGGCACAAGCTAAGGAGGCTGAAAAAGTGCTTAACGAATCAAAATTAGAGGCTGCAACAAAAACCGCAGAATCTAACGCCTATGCCACTTTTATACAGGATAACTACAATGCCAAGGTCAATGAAATTAAGTCTGCTCCTGTGCATCTTGAGCGCAACAGCGTGCGCGAGAACGCCTTATGTCGGGGCAGTGGTACAGACAGAGTGCCCCAAGATCGTAATTCCAAAACTGGCGCGTACGGCACCACCCGATATGAAGCCGGATTTAGCCCAGAATTTCGAGCGTTTATTGAATCCCAAATCCGACGCGACCAGCTCAACGTTGCCGACATCGAAGCAAAAATAAAAGTGGCTGAACAGCTATGCAAACAACCTAATGTAATTTGTGAATGAACTGTTCGGAATTACCTAACAGTTGAGCACCCTCAATGAAAGCACACATCATTTAGCGATTTCAATTGTGATAAATAAATTTATTAAATAACCATGATTCAAAAAACACGACGAAAAACAGATATAGACGACATTGAAATTGACGAGTTGATTAAAAAGGAAGGCGCATCAGCCGAAGTCAAAGCCTTTGGATTAATCGTTAAAAAGGTCGTTTCAGTGCTTCATGAGATTGCCGGAACTCTGCAGGATCAGCATGAAGGGTATCTGCTTCATCAGCATGAAATCACTAACGAACTGCGTAGAATAGCGGATAGATTTGCAGCGCATGAGGAAAAAGATGCCGAGGAACATTTTGCCAGTATGGTTGAGCTGGCAAAGGCTAAAACATCCTATCGGCTATGGGTTAAAATATTCACAGGAATATCGTTGGTTGCCACAGGCATTGTCGGAGCTGTGTGGAATGAATACAAGCAAGCTAATGACAATTTCAAAGAGCTTGATCGTCGCATCACGGTCAATGAAACCCTATTGACCGGATACGAGAATCGTTTTATCGATTTTCAACAGCAGTTAACAGAAAAAAGAGTTGATTCTATTGATTCCGATGTCGGGCATATAAAAAGAAAACGGGCTATTATTTATTCTAAATAACTCTACTTTATATCATTGTGCAGATCTTTTTCTTTACTCATTGGTTATTTATCCTCTTTATTTTCTATAAGTCTTAGCATAAAAGCATTCTCAATTTTAAGCTTATGAATGTCATTTTTAAGCGTCTGAATTTCTGCTAATAACTCAGAATGACCATCATAAATGTGCTTGGCATCTGATAACGTTTGTAAGACTTCATCTCTATTAATTTTTCCCCCTCTTGCTATTTTTGCGTGCATTGAAAAAGGCCAAACAAAATATGTGCTGTTACTTCTTACGTATGGCATTTTTTTGTTCTCGTGTCATTTTATCTACATTTAAAAAGGAAGCGTGCTATTATTTATTCTAAATAATTATTCAGTCCACCATAACCCATCTGACTTACCAAACACATGAGCTAACGGAGCATCGTATATATACCACCAATAATGACTAGCCCAGGGTGGTTGCGGACCTCCATCGAATATACGTACATTCGCGGTTGTTATCCCGAGTCGTTTTAACCAATCCTCTTCAAATGCAATACATTCTGATAAGGAAATATCGGTCTTAGATGGAACACAATGACCTATAGGCTCAACAGGTTTAGTTGATTTACAAAAACCTTGAGTTTCTAAAATGGCCTGTGTCGGTTGAATAATGCCACCGCGAACATATTTATTACGTGAATTTTTAAATATATTCTTAGCGGCTAATGCTTTATTCGCTATTCTTTCAGGTAAAATAGGTATCTTTTTAGCAGTTCTATTTAAAATATCTTTTACTTCATCCGGTGTCAGTTTCTTGTCACCGTTTGATGCCAGCCGGCATTGATCCATCATAGTGGCTACAATTGAGCTAACCAGTGCAGTTGACAAGCTATTACCAATATTTAACTGTTTAGTGTAAACCATTTTATTCTTTACAGGGTTAAACCATGCTGGTGTTAATCCTGTTTGAGTTGTCGGTACTACTATGTCCGGGCCAGAATTACCTACTGTTCCATATACAAGCTGAGCATCTTCCAGGTATGACCCTACACGAATGACGTGTTTTTCGTAGTCGTAATCGGTTGTAATTCTGTAATCGTTGAAAATGCTCTGTATGACTGGTATTCCACGATTGTATGCAGAATACAGAATTTGGCTGGTTTCCAGACTATTGCCATAGTACGAATCATTGCTTTTGTTCAATACGCAGTTTTCCCCCTGTTTGCAAAATAGAATTGCTTTTTGCAATGACGCATTCAGAATATCTGGTTTCGTAAAATTCCCTTTACAGTGCGTCACGATATTACGTACAGCAACGTTATTGCTAGTCAATGTCATTCCATTGGCTAAAATAGTAGCGTGCGTAGATGTTGCCATGTTTTTAGTTTCTTCCATGAGTACTTTGCATGCTGGATCACCTGACGCGACGACATCAACGCTATATAGCGAGTCTGGGACTAATTGATTGATAAAAATATTGGTGTCCGGCAATAAAACAATAGGCCGCTTATCATCATTTTTCAGTAATGCAGCCGTTAAATTGGCATGATCGACAGAATGTCCCAGTGCTTTCAAATCAACACCCCAGCTTAGATCGGCAGCTTGATCTTGTATCACTGCATCAAATCCGGCATATTTTAGGCAGCTATCGGACTCAATGTATTTTTTTACATTACCTACAAACGTCAGGAAGGCTGTTTTATTGGCATTCCCATTCGTTTTTACCAACAGTGCGTTATGAGCCGTGATTGATGGTCCCCAGGTAACCTGACCTTTGGCATTAACATGGTCAATCTTTGCATATGTTTTATTGGCATCGATATCCAATGTTTTAAATCCACGCGTATTCAACGCGTTTAAAAACGACTGACTATCGCATTTATTAATGACATAAAACCCATTTGACGCCAGCGTTATGTTTGTCATTAACGTTAAAACTAAAAATAGTATTTTTTTCATGAGCATTTTAAATCTCCACTTTAATATTTAATTGCTTAGCAATTTTAATAAAAATATCTTTTATCAATACGAACTGTAAGGCATAGCCATTTCTTTCAACAGCCTTCAAACATATAGCTTCAGTCTGGTCTTTGACGTATTGCAAGGCACAGCCTTCATTTTCAACAGCCTTCAAACATATAGCTTCAGTCTGGTCTTTGACGTATCGCAAGGCATAGCTATTTCTTTCAACAGCCTTTAAACATATAGCTTCTGTCTGGTCTTTGACGTATTGCAAGGCATAGCTATTTCTTTCAACAGCCTTTAAACATATAGCTTCTGTCTGGTCTTTGACGTATTGCAAGGCATATCCATTGCTTTCAACAGCCTTCAAACATATAGCTTCAGTCTGGTCTTTAACGTATTGCAAGGAATATCCATTTCTTTCAACAGCCTTCAAACATATAGCTTCAGTCTGGTCTTTGACGTATTGCAAGGCACAGCCATTTCTTTCAACAGCCTTCAAACATATAGCTTCAGTCTGGTCTTTGACGTATTGCAAGGCACAGCCTTCATTTTCAACAGCCTTTAAACATATAGCTTCTGTCTGGTCTTTGACGTATTGCAAGGCATAGCTATTTCTTTCAACAGCCTTTAAACATATAGCTTCTGTCTGGTCTTTGACGTATTGCAAGGCATATCCATTGCTTTCAACAGCCTTCAGCGCTAATTCAATATCTAAAATTGCAGCGAATTTAATTTTCATTTGTTTATTTCTCCAAAATATGAACATTCCTGTTCTGTTATGTGATTAGTGTTGTAGCAAGCTCATTTTTGCGCGGGCGTTGGCATCAGCTTGGCGCTTGATATATGCGTCTTTACAGCTATAGCCGGAGTCTTCAAATGCATCAGCCAAATCAGAATCTTTCTGTATCATCAGGTTACATTGCACCAACCAAAGCTTGGCATCACCTGACTCTCTTTCCCACTCTGCAATTTTATCGGATTCGTTCAAGCCATTGCAGACATCACCTCCCATCGGGAATGCAAACCCTAACCCACCAAGCGGGCCTGATGCATTGACGCTGCCAACGGGTGTGCAGTTTCGTTGACTGTATGAAGGCGCGCTGGTACTGAATATCGTCGGCGCCTGATTTGGGTATTTGTTGCCTTGTATCTGGACGTTGCCGCCCGCTGAATCGTTTTTTATTTCTCCCATTGAAGCGCCGCTGCTACTATACTGTGGTCCGCTAATTGCAGTAGCGTTAGAACCGCCAACACTAACACCAATGGTAGAATGCAAAGAAGAGTTGCCGCCAACAGCCCAAGACGAACTTTGTGCGGTAGCATTAGAAATCGTTGACGCATTGTTATCTCCCCTTTCATGCTCACGCTCTGATGCGTTTGCAATGTGATTTGTGACTAAAAGCAAAAATATTACGCACCAGAAAATTGCGAATACGATGAGATTGTTTGATTGTCTTTTCATTTTGTTTCCTTAGTTGTTGTTAATAATTACTTTTTTCACGTCCATAGCCACTTCCGTAACCAAATCAAGACCAATATCCAGACACGACTCCAGAAGCTCTTCCATAATCATAGCTGCAGACGTCACCACAGCCAGAACCAGATGACTACCCCTGTCCAGACTCAGCTCCGTTATAATAGCCATACCCTGCACCATCACCACCACCATAATAGCTTGGGACAGAACCATAAATTATTTGATATTTATTTTTCATACCTATAACCATAGGTACTAACCAGTTCCATAGCCATCGCCAGAACCATCGCCATCGCCATAGCCATAGCCATCGCCATCGCCAGAGCCATAGCCAGAACCATATCCATCGCCATAGCCATAGCCATCGCCATCGCCAGAGCCAGAGCCATAGCCAGAACCATATCCATCGCCAGAGCCAGAGCCATTGCCAGAGCCATAGCCAGAACCATATCCATCGCCATCGCCAGAGCCATAGCCAGAGCCATAGCCAGAGCCATATCCATCGCCAGAGCCAGAGCCATTGCCAGAGCCAGTTCCAGAGCCATAAATCATTTGATAGTTATTTTTTTTCATAAATAGACTTCATGGCTTTTTCTGTGCATGGAATTAGTGAACATAACCCTGTTATGTAGATTTCAGGGTTAATCGTGTCGACATTTCCAGAAATTAGTTCGCCATTGGCGACTCCTGAAAGCGCAACACCAGTGCCCTTCCATGAATGAAGTCTGCGGCTATCCCTTAGTATGCACGTGTCATTGTCAACTGACACGACAAACCCGGCGTGCACTCCTTCTGAATATGCTCGTGCAATACAGAACTTGCCAACAAATGGGTGAGGCTTTTCTTCTTTAGGTAAATCAGGCATTAATGAACGTATTTCTTTCAGTTGTCCAAATGTTAATTCGTTTATATCGATCATTTTTTCTCCTATTTAAATTATTTTGTGAATGGTTCTATATTCAAAGCCATTCAAAAAACGCCCTGTTAACTTCACAGGGCTAGGGAGGAGGTACTACATGGAGCCTTTTCGACGCTCAACAGCTAATGAGCGTTCGTTTTCAATTCTTTTTTTACGATAATTAACACCAACTCTTAAAAGTGCTTCTTCAACTATTCTGTTTCTCTCTGCTTTACGTAATCCTTGCGCCTTTAGTTGATTGTCCATTTGCAATCTAAATTCATCATCTGTAATTTGTGACATAAATTAACCCCGCTGTCATTAATGCCAAAACCGGGTACGCATGTTCCGGGTATTTAAAAACCAAATCAAAAATTATCATTTATTCGATTTGATGATATCTCAGCCAAATTTTCTATAATGTTCTTAGCTGAGCGAAGAATAGTTAAAAGATCGTATAAATAACTTTTATCCATCAGCTCATCGTCTAAGGTGTTTATTAACTTAGTTATTTTGTAACATTCCTTATTAAAAAACCTGAAGTCTTCGTTCATTTGAATAACTCGTTCTTCGTTCATTTGAATATCTCATTATATACTTGCAATCTTGCTTCAGATTCAGGTATGTTAGAGTCTTGTTTTATTCCAACGCGCTCAACGAATCGATCTATTTGATCACAGGTAAATTGACGACCAGAATGTTCTAACAGCCATTCTACGTCGAAATCTTTTTTATCGAAGTGAGTTTTCATTTTTGTATTTTTATAAGTTTTTCAACATATTCCTGCATAGTTAATTGATGCCTTGCAGCAAGAAGCTTAATCGCAGCCCTAGTTTCTCTTGATACATTGATTTGTACCAGTTTATGTTTCTTGTTGTTTTCCATTTTTTTTCCTTTTATAGTGTGATTATATTAAATCACATAAATTAACTAAATGCAATATTTATTTATAAAATTGATTGCAGATTCCCATCCTAACGCTATGCAAGCTCTTGCTCCATTGGCTTGGCAGTCAATTAAGTATTGCTCCTGATCAGCGCTTAACCGGCATTTTGTGTGATCACGGCGTTTTAACTCAATGACAATAGGCGGGTTACAAGGAATGATGATGTCAGACGCTCCGACGTTCATACCTTCGCTTTTATGGCGGGCTGCTTGTTGATGCGTGCGCTGGCCTTCATTGCGGATATGCACGGCTATTCTAGCTAGTTTCGGATGGGTTAGTTTTAATGCTGAAAAAAACGTGATTTGTTCGGCGGCTTCGGTCGGGCAATCGCCACGAAATGACAAGTCGCCTTCGACGTGGATTGATTTGTTAAATTTCATCAGCCACTTCATTGTAAGAATAAATATCAAAAAATTCTGTTTTACGGTTCTTTTTATACGTCACTGTTTGTATATCTTTATAGGCAAAAAACAAATCATATTTGCTACTGCTTTTTACCAGCCAAGCAGTAAACGTTCTATATTCAGTAGTGAATGTGACCTTTAAACACTCGTTGCCTTTTGCTGAAATTGTGGTGCTTTTTTGAATGTCGATGATTTTATCTGTTTGCATTTGATAGGGGTCTTTTTTCATAGCCTTGAAATCGCCGATTAATTTTTCGTTAGGATCGACCAATTCAGTTTTGCATCCAGCACAATAACGCGCGGCTATATCGTTTTCATGCTGGCATTTTTCGCAAGATTTAAACGTCCAGCGGTAATTGCAGCGCTCATATTTTCCGTTGATTTTTTTATACTGTGTGCACCGGCGGCCATAGTGCGCTGGCATGGGGCCGTATTCAGTCATGACGCGATTGCCCATCAGGTCAACAAAATAGCCATTTTCATCAATAGCTAGTTTTGCCTCGTTTTTAACTGTTGAGAACTCATTTTCACCGTTGCATTCTGGACATTTACAGGTTAGCATTCCTGATCCTAACTCAACAGAGAACGCTTTAATATTCGGATTGAATATGTCCCCGTCTGGGCAGTGGCGATCCAGATTTTCTGCATAGTCCAATACTAGGCAGTCTTTTTTATTATGCGCTGTACGTAATCCACGACCTATGATTTGTTGTAGCAGCGATATCGATTCAGTAGCCCGTAGGATTGCGATTACATCAATGTGCGGCACATCTACGCCTGTTGTTAAAACAGCCACGTTAACAACGTATTTAAGCCTTTTTTCTCGTAGTCTTTTGAGTATCTTGGCGCGTTCTGATTTGTCTGTATCGCCGGTTACTATGGCCGATAATTCAGGTGGCAGGCTGGCTAATACTTCTTTTGCATGTTGTATCGTTGCTGCATAGATCAATACGCCCTGCCGGTTTTGCGATTGTGAAACCACGTCATTGATAATAGCCGATGTTAATCGTCCATGGCCGTGATAAGCGCGGTCTATGTCTGATTTGTCGAAATTACCCAGCTTGTTAACGACCATTGCTTTAGTTTCGTAATGATTACCGTTAATTTTTCCAATGATGGGCTGTGTCAAATAACCGTTATCAATCAAATATCGAGCGTCGATACTATAAACTTTCTTCTTAAAATGCGGCTCTTTGGCTCTATCCGTGCCGTGCGCTTTGTCGTTTTCATCGAGCAGATAGATATATCCATGTCCGAGCTTGTATGGCGTTGCCGTCAGGCCTATGACACGCAGATAAGGATTAGCTTTTTTTATCGTGTCGATAATGGATAATATAGTTGGCGTTAACGCCTTGTGCGCCTCATCCAGTATGACAGCACAGAATTTTTCTCCGAATTTATATGCTTTGTTTTTAACTGTCAATGGAGTTCCGAACACGACCGGATGGCGTAGGCATTTAGAATCTACGCTGGCGCTAAACAAGCTGCATTTATTGCCGGTTAGTAGGTACTTTTCAGCGTTTTGCTCCAATAGTTCTTTACTCGGCACCAGGCACAGAACATGTTTTCCTTTGCTCACTGTATGCAGAGATTTTGCAATCTCTGCGATAATATGGCTTTTTCCAGCTCCTGTGGGCGCTTCAATCAGGCACGGCTCTGATGATTTAGAAACCCACGACATTACAGCGTCGTGAGCTTCCTGTTGGTAGGGGTGGAGAGGCATTTTTTACTTCAGAATCCAATATTCAGAAGGTTTACCTTTGTACGGTTCTAGGTTTACATTAGGACAATGGTCTTTAACTACTTTTGCGTAGCTAATCGCGCCTTCGCGTTGAACCTTGGTTAATTTACTATACCATATTTGAGCGTTTTCTCCTTTCGATAGTATAACTAATTCGCTCAAAATTTCTTTTTTACGGTCAGTTGCATTATCTATCGCGTCTGTTAATTGCCTGTATTCATCCAGCAATTGTTTTGATTGTTGCGTATTTATGTCTTTAAGCAATGGTTCGATGGGTAGTTCACGCATGGACAAATACTCGTCATAGAATTGTTTCAATTCTGGCAATATTCCGTCAATATAGCCATGGTCAAAATAAACATACTCAAATTTATCATCATATCTATTCCATTGATAAAAAATGCAGGATTTGCGACCTGCACAGAACATCTCAATTTGAATTTGCGCGAAATAATGCGGCTGTTCATTGATTGACCTAAATACAGGGCTTTCATCATCACGCAAGCTATACGGGCATTTAATCTCGACTATGAGGTTATCATCAATTAATCCGTCTGGACTGGCCCCTAACCAGTAAAGTTCTGTATGGGGTATAAACCCGCATTCTTTAACAACGACATCATAATTATCTTGCAAATCCTGCACAGCTAATTTTTCATGAAATTGCCCGTATTCGGTGGCTACATTGCCGGTAAATTCGCTTTCCATGCCTTGCCATTCCATGCACATGCGACGCATGACATCGTCGCGTGTTGTATGCGGAGACAATCCTAATATAGCTCCGACATTGGAACCAGTAATGCGGCCCCTCCGAGCCGCAAACCATTCATGTGATAGTTGTTTCATAGATAGTTACCTACTAAAAAGGCACATCGTCTTCGAAATCAGTTTCTGCAACAGTAGAAACAGCGCTTGTTGATGATGTTGGCGCAGGGCTAACACCGCCTACCCAATTGCCGGACTTGTCGTCAATCTCCCAAACAAACACTTTAATCATCATTTTAGCGTTATGTAATGCGTTTAACTGAATGGGTGATGGCGCAGATTTTAGCTTTGACAGCTTGCCGCCTGCATTGACATCAATAGCCGATAACATTTGCTTTGCTTTGCTTGCGCGTTTTGCATCTTCATCGAAAACTTTAAGTTTTTGAAAAACAACACGGCCTTTGTATTCTTCTGGAGATGTAATCAGCCATTTGATGTTAATATATTCATTACCTTGGTATTCCTGCCATTCGGCTTTGTCAATCAATGCAATACAATTCGTATTGTCTGGTATCAATTTAAACCCGCCTCCGCCTAATTCATACTTTCCGGTTGTGTTTAGTTTTTCGCCTTCTATATCCCAAAAATTAGACATTTTCTTTTTCCTCTGTGGTTGCTGTTTGCTTTGTTTGCTTTAATCCGGCTATCGGCATGAGTCCGATAAATGGGTTTTTGTTTTTTTCTACGGTTATTTTTTCCTCTATTCCATAACGGTTTTTGCTGATATTCGCAGGTGTTGCATAGCAAATAATCTGCCTTGTTCCGTCTGAAATTGCTTTCTTGCGGTCACCGTCGCCACGGGTAATGGTTTCCAGTTTGATAAATCCAACAAGGTCTACATTGTCGATATAGTGAGACAACGATTTTTTGTTGATACGTATTCCGTAGCGCGTATAAGCGTCTTCGTCTGGCAGCTCGATGTTTTCTGTTTCAGAATGCGCTATGAAAATGACATTGATACCTTTATCATTAATATCACCACAAATACGGCGAATACGACCATGCAGGCTAGACAATGCTTGAAATCCTGCTCCGTAACCGCCTAGCGCTTGCGCGATTGTTTTGGGTTTTTTGATATCTGTATCCACGATGTAATTAGTAAACAGCGTATCAATAGCGGTAACAGAATCAATAACAACTGTTTTGTATTGATGCGATTCATTGCGAAGCGCAATCAACTGATCCCATAGCTGATCGACTTCAGTTAAAACAGGGAATGCGTCCGGGCGCGTATCTTTACTGATTGATTGGATGCCATCCTCGCCACGTATGAATACTGGGTTTGGAAACGTAGCTGCCAGACTTGTTTTACCCATTCCGGCATCGCCAGTTATCGTCATGATCGGCGCACGACTAGAGGGTTTTTTTGCAGTTTGTAATATGCTCATATTTAATACCTATTTAAAATTAACTTTCACTTTTTTCTCATTGCGTGATAATATTATCACACATTTACAAAATGTAAATATTTATTTTCAAGTGGAGACTAATAAAATGTTAAAAAAAGATGTGATCGAATATTTTGGCGGGTTGGCTCAAACATCCAGAGCATTGCGTATTCATGAAAATAGCGTTCGCCGTTGGCCGGATGAGTTAACTGACAATATTCAGTTTAAAGTTGAGTTAGTGACGAAGGGTAAGTTTAAATCGAGAGAAACTTTGTTGCTGTCAGATGCTGAGTAATCAGAATGGACTCTATTGATACTGAATCTTACCTTGAGTGGCAATATCAATACTTGACAGAACAGGAGAACGAAAAACTATCTATTAAAATCGATAAATATAATGACGAAATTAATGTTACAGCAGAAATAGTCGAAGCTCAAGAATGGATACCCGACATTACCAATGGCATTGACTACGAAATAAAAGAGCCAGGATTGGCTAGAGAGATCCAGCAGTGGATATTATCAACGAGCATTAAAAGACAGCCTGCGTTAGCGTTTGCGGCGACTATAGCGGTACTATCAACCGCCTATGGACGGTCGTATTCAATAGACGGTGTGAAGGGCAACGTCATGATGCTGTGCATGGCCGAATCAGGCGAAGGAAAAGACTGGCCAATTAAAGCCGCTACAAAAATATTGGCGTCGGTTGGCATGGGTGAAAACGTTTATGGTCAAATGGCTTCAGGTGCCGCCTTGGTTGATGCAGTGAGCGATACGCCAAACGCATTATTGACAATCGATGAAGCAGGGCATTACTTCAGCTCGATTAACAATAAAACATCAAATCAATACAGTCGTGAGATTATGCCTATTATCACTGAGCTGTATACCAGTTCGGCTGACCAGTACCGAGAAAAGAAACGCAAAGGACAAGAATCGCGCATTATTAAAGAGCCGAATTTATGCTTTTTAGGCATGACCACAGAGCGTCAAATATTAGATAGTCTAAAATCAACCGAAGTGATGGATGGATCACTAGCTAGGTTTTTGGTGATTTTCGGTGAAAAACATGTTGCTATTAATCATGACCGGATTAAATCAAGAAATGTCCCTGAGAACATCACAGAAGCGTTGCGCTCGAAAATAAATCTGTTTGACTCAAGTCCCTACTTTGAATCAACACCAATTGATGTTTCAGACGACTATCTAGCAGAAAAATATTTTCAGGATGATAAATTTAATCATCTGTCCATTGAAATGGAAAAAGCAGGTGGTGATAAAGCTGTGTTTAAAACACTGTACAAGCGCATTTCTGTGATGTCCTTGCAGTTGGCATTGCTGTTAGATTTAGGCGAGTCTATAGATACGTATGAGTGGTGTATGCGCTTGGTTTGGTCAAGTGCTGACGTGTTTATCAAAAAATTCCAGCATTTATGCGCCGATAATGAAAATGAACGCTATAGCAAGATTTTGCAACGTGTTATTAAAGAGGCTGGTAAAAATGGAGTAACTCAATCAGAGATGACAAGAAAAACACAATCGATCAATCCATCTTTGAAAAAACAGTTGCTTGCAGAGTTTTTAGAATCAGGACTGGTATTTACAAATGACGTTCGTGTTAAAGGGCATCAACGTCCTGTTAAAACTTATTATTGGAAAAAATAAAAACTATGGTATTATCTTTTTAATATCAGTGAGTTAGAAAAACTCATTTCAATAATTAATGAAGTGAGTTTGAAACTAGTTTGAAGTGAGATCGAGTTTAACACATTGATAAATAACAACAAACAAACTCATTTCATTAATTCAAGGGGCTTTGATAATAATAGTTATACACAGGTATTTTTATACCTATGTATATGAATTAATGAAATGAGTTAATATATATATATATATCATATACTTATAGTTAAACTCATTTCAAAACTCACTTCAACTCACTTCATTAATTATTGAAATGAGTTTTTAAAATGATCTTCTGCCCACACTGCGAAAAATCCATGCTGATTTTCTATTCAACTAAAAAATGTATTTGCGTTGACTGTGAGAAAGAGTTTTCTATGGGAAATGATTTAAAGATAGCCCATCAACGATAGGCATAAAAAAGCCCCTTATCGGGGCTTTGTTTTTGTGTATATGGGAATCAATTCGTATTTGGGTGGTTTGTAAAAATATTTACTGTAAGTTGATCGTGTTGTGGTCCAGTATTCATTGTCACGATAAATAAAATAACCAGCTAGAGTGTATTCTTGATGATTGTCTTTTTTGCTCATAGAAACCTCTGGTAATTGTCATCAAATTGCTTCAAATATTCGCCGTCACGCATCGAAATTAATTCAGTTGATACATTGTTGCGGTATTTTAAAATTAGAGCGTCAGGATCAATTTTGGGCCTTGTGCGGTCAACAAATCGAGACAGTATTATGAAATATTCTTTTTTTCGTCTTGATAATCCTCCTTTAGAGGTGATTTCTGAATAGTTGGCAAACCAGGTTTCTATTTCATCAGCTTTGAAATACCGGTATTTGCAATGTCCGCAGTCGATTACTCGTGTTGGGTATGGAAAGCCATATTTACGGTTATTCATGATATTGTTCAACTTGCCCTTTCCAAATCCTGTGTAACGGACAATGGCGTTGAACTGCATTTCATTATTTATTTTCATTTTTGAATTTTTCCCAAATTTCAAGTGCTTTTTTATGGTCAATTGATAGATAATTATTTCTTGAGTTTATCTTGCGACCATCAACAATAGAATATTGAATAGGTTTACAAAATCCATCGGCTTTTATATAAATCCATTTTTTATCAACATTTACAATTCGTTTATTTTGTTCATAATCATATTTTTTAATGAATACTGGCCATTTGCTATCCTCATAATCCTGTTTTGCTTTTTTAATTAATCCAATATCGACAAATCCATAGCCTAGCAATTCGTCTAGTCTTTTTTTAGCGTCATCTGCCTGTTTTATTAGTTTTTCACATTCTTTTTTTTCTGCAATCAATTCATTAAGTATTCTCATTTTTTCTGCTGTTTCTTTAGCCATAAATCCATCCTAGCAAAACAATGGCAATCATGGTGGCACAGAATACATGACTGATTAGTAGTTTTGATGCCTGGCGGTTTGCATCGTCTATCAAATCTTTAACGATCTGATGTTGTTGTTTTCTGGCTCGTTCAATAGCGCGAAGGGATTGGTTTATTTGGTTCATTTTAAAATCCAATATAGTAAAATTATTGTTATGGCCAGGTTAGCTGCCGTTAAAATCAGTTGTAGATATAATTTGTTCATTTAATTCTCTCCACTAAAAATATATAATGCTCACGTGATGTTATAATGCTAGATAGTTTTGATTCGTCAACGTTATATAGCGTGAACAGCTTTACATTATTGAGATAGGCTGTTATTTTAAATTTCATCCAGCGGCTCCTCTGTTTCTGTGATTGATTCTAAAACCCAGTTGTATTTGTTGTCATAGTTGTCGTCGGGGTCTTGATTTAATGCGTAACGTGCATTGTCCTCACTATTTGAATCGATCATAACTATGCGGTGGAAGTGGTAGCGGTTTCTGAATACGTAGGTGTTCATTTTAGTCTCTCCGGTTGTTTTGTATTTAGGTTGACTATAGAATAGCAAACTATATGTAAAAGTAAATAAATATTGTATTTATGTAATTATTATTATTGTAAGTTATTGATAGTGAATGATAAAAATATTTATTGCGTCGGCAATGATTGCGGCTATAATTACTTATGGCTAGTTTATATACGTACAAATGGCAGAAAGCACGTGATCATTACAAGCGTTTGAATCAGATCTGCGTTCGATGTGG